CAATCTAACCTTTAAATCAAGGCATACAACGTTTCCTAGTACGGTTGCCGCTACATTTTCAGATGACGGTTCGGATATACCTTATCTTAGTGTTGAGTACATAAATGATGATAATGAGATATTTAACATAGTTTCCTTACAGAGAGAGGGCGGTAGCGTACAAACAGTAGAGGACGCAGGAAGCCAGGGTAAATATCTAATAAGAACATTGCAAAGGATTAATTTATTTAACAATTCTGATACAGAAGTTTTAGACGCAGCAAACTTTTTATTAGGTAAATTCAAGGACGCAATCATACGTTTTGATAATCTTGTTGTTGATGTAACAGAACAATCAACATCAAATCAAAATACGATATTAGATCGAGAAGTTGCAGATATAGTCAAAGTAGAACTAACACCACCTGGAAGCGGTAGCCCAAGCCAATTATCAACAAATGAGATTATTGACAGTATTGGTTTCAACATAACACCCGATTTATTTACAGTTACATATCAATTATCAAATGCAGATGTACAAGCATTTTTACGTTTGGATAACACATTATTTGGTATCTTAGATACAGACAAATTAGGTTATTAATGACAAACAAAGTGGTAAAGATGATAAAAGGAATAAACTAAAAACATGGCATTATCTGGATATAAAGAATTTTCAACAGGTGAAGTATTAACTGCGGCTAACGTAAATAATCACCTTATGCAAGTAATTAATGTGTATGCTGACAGTTCCGCTAGGGACGCAGGTATTCCGTCTGCTAAAAGAGAGGAAGGGCAATTTGTCTTTTTAAAAGACAGTAATACATTACAATTTTATGATGGATCATCTTTTGTTGATTTTATTGGTGAGGGTGATATAACAGGTGTTACGATCACAACAAGTAGCACTTCTGGTTTATCTGGTGGTGCAGCTGCAACTTCTGGTGCTTTTTCATCAACATTAGTCATTGCACC